GTCTCCCGTTCTTAGCCGACCCGCTCTGTACTCCGGTTGCAATTGCACCCGTTTTTTAACGGGGAAATATGACGGATACAACCAGGCATACTAACACACCAATGGCTGACACCATGCATGCACACAGTATCAGTCATCAACTAAACTATTTATTATAAATTATCTAAGACTTAGGAGATAGAGATGCACTACTACCTTTAGGATTGATATGTTGTAAGAAGATCTTACGACATAGCAGATACTTAAATGCATCTGTGAAGTTAGTAGACTCTTTAGGCAATCGGTGTGCAGGCAGACCATCTCCTTTCTTTTCTTTCACTACTAAGCCATTGCCTTTGGTAGTAGTAGATATCTTAGCAGGAGTCTTCTCTAACTGTGCCTTCAGGCATGGACAGTTAGTACGATCTATCAGTAATTGTGGAAGATGTTTGTTCTTACCACCCATTAGTTCCATCATGAAGTTGTACTCCGCGTTACTACCTATGTTTCCCTGATTAAGTGACATGAGTGTCACACTCCAACCGGTTGCCTTACCATCTGCATCGCGTTCTATCGCTTTCTTCATCTGACTTGCAACGTCCTGACCTATCTTATGATATGAGTTAGCAGCACGGTCATAGTATAGTTTCAATTGCTTAACCTTATGTGGCTTAAAGTAACGAACAAACTCATCGGCCATTTCACGTATGTACTGAGGTGGTAATGTGTACAATTCTTTAAGTATACGATACTTCATGTTTTCTTGTTGTCCAAATACCAACCATAACGTATTACCTATGTCTAACCCGCCTTCAATGGCACGATTCGTATTAATGTACTTCAATACCCGGCAATCAGGATCTGAACCAAATGGAATAGAATCCAAATAAGTATTATTATTATTACCATCAAAATAGAAATGTCGTTCCGATAGGTTAGAATAGAAGCGTGATGCTGCCGACAGAATAGGTATAATTGATAATATGGCAGAAGAAACGCCTTCTAATCCAACAGCAAATTCATCCTCAAACCATTCTATACCCAGAATATCAACATTTACAAATGACGAAGCAATCCAAAACAATGATACACCCTTTCTGAGTTTACGCCATCGTTCTTCCCATCGTTTCATTGTCTTTTCAGCCAATTCTATCTTTTTCGCACTTCCGGTGTCTAAAATAGCAGCATATTCCTGTTTTGTTTGGTTATAAACGAAACTTACCTGTAGTAAATCAAGAAGTTTCTTTTTATCGTTTTTCTTAGAATTTTTCAGGATCCAGTCGTATTCGCCAATATTATTTGGATCCGGCATATCGGTTGTAAATGTTTGAGATCTGTAAAATGGAGAATCACCATATTTCGCCCGGTAACCACGAACCGCTTTCAGTAAGTTTCCTATTTTTACTTCAGAAAAATACTTTACCTCATCACCAAAAACACCAACATACGAACGACCGGCACCAATTGACGGACGGTCCAATGAAATAAATGTAAGGTTGAAACCATTGAAAAATGTCATCGTATTTTTCCACGACGACATGATATTGTACATTTTTGAACGCCATTCTGCCGGTGGTTCTTTATTGATCACGTAATGTACATCTTCTTCCCAACCGTGAAATCGAAGTCCTTCCTGAAGTGATGGTATAACGTTTTTATGTAAGTTTGAATACGTATCGCTCACCCATGCGAACGGAGCACCGGCACAATCATATACAGCTTCTTGCAGGCGTTCAACAGCAAAATTTGTGGTTTTGGTAGATGCACGGCCAATAGGAAGGTATAAATCTTTTGGCATTAGCATTGCACATAATTGCGCCAACCAATTGGAATAGCGCAATTCTATGTCATCACGATTTAGATCCAACTTTTGTTTCTTGCTCATCGTATAGGTCTAAAAAGTCAACTTTATCAACGCCGGCTTCCTGCCGAACACGGTTTTTCTCTAAATCTGAAATTTCCAGATTGTCAATTCGTTCGGCCAATGCATTACGATCAACCATGGGTAAACTGATTGCACCCGGATTAAGCGAATATACTTTGATTGGTTTTTTATAAAGTCCTTCAGGTATTCTTTGTGGTTCAGGATTATCAAGTCCTTTAATCTTGTAGGCTTTAGTAATCAAATCACCGTAAACTTCTATATCTTTTGAATTTTTAGAAGTACGAAGCACCAGGTTAGCAGCTGCCATAATACTTTCAAACATAGAATTACGGTGTGATTGATTTTCAATACCATCATCACCGTAAAACAGATTCTGAGATTCATCGTACATTAATCGTGCTTTTCGGTAAGGAATGTTATTTGGCGGGCGTTGAATAAACGAAATAGCGTTTTCTTTGCCATATTTACGACGTAAAGAGTTCACCAGATACAATACGTCCAAATAACGTTGTTCGTCGTCTGATAACGATTCTTTAGAGCCTGATTGTATATAATCCTGCAATAATTCGAAGTATGCTTTGTTAGTTTTAAAATCCTCCATAAATTATATCATCACGCGCATTTTGAAAATCCAGCTTCTCTCTCAATTTATCGAGGCGTTGAGCCTGAGTTACATTCGAACCGGACTGTGTAATCATTTCCAATCCTTCTTTGGCTTGTTGAATAAGAATACCGGCTTTGTAATGATATTCTAATTCACTATCATGTTGCATAAAGTAAAACATGAACTCAAGTTTATCAATTCGGTAGTACATAGCAATATTCTCAGGAGAATAACCGATAGCTGCGAACTTCTCGTATTCTTCCCAATCCATATTCAATAACCAATCAGGATCCTGAACATCTTCCGGTTTTGCTATTTCTGTATTTTCCATGATTATTAGTATAAAAGTCTGTCAACCTCAGATAATTGATTTTTCCTTAGGATCAATCGTTGTTTACGGTCCTCATCCAAATTAGGTTTATCTCCTTTGGATATTTCACTTTCAATACGCCAAATATTATGGTTTAATCTTCTTTGTAGTTCAACAAGATCTTTTATTGAAAGCGCTTTAAGCTCTTGTAATCGATGATAGTGTTTGAATACAGGGTGTTTTCCCAAAACTGATTTGTGTTGCTTGTAATAGTTCAATTCAGCATAAATAGCACGATTATCAAGATAGCTTGCTAATAATTCACCGGCGGTATTAGCGCATTCTTGCAACGATGTACAATCTGATAATTTTTTATGCAATTCTTTATACCTGTAGTAACTGGAAAACTTATCAGTAACCAACGCTTTAAGCTCATAAGGGCAATCCGGACTATTCAAAAATGGGAATTCTTCCCGGAAACCAATGTGTGAAGCTTCTAGATCTGGCTGTTTGACAATTTTTGTCAAATCAATATTCGTCAACTGGCACAATGATTTTTTCAATAGTTCTACATTTTTGACCGGGTTAGATTTCACTAACCTGATCAAAAACGTGTTTTTTGAAAACTTTTCAAGTAATTTGATTCCTTGTTTAGGATCAGCACCCGACTTTAACCACTGTAGAACTTCTTTTTGCATTAAATTTCGAATCTCGATTTTTCAGGAAAATTAGTTTCTAAATAATTTACAACTAAAGAATTATATCCATCTTCGGAGTTATTCAAGAACTTCTTTCCTTCAATGAACTTTTTGAAAACAACCGGATCAGTATTTTTAGACATAATGCGAAGCATATATTCACCATTTACGCCATCAATTTGAGTCGGTTTATGATCGAAAAAATACATATTGAAATAGATGGACGGAATAAGCAACCCTTCAGAACTCAATTCGGGTATTTCTTCAAATAATGACACCAACTTTTCTTTATCATAGAAGAAAGGTGTGTGAGTATCATAATTATGAGTTGGAATAGATCCAACGGACCCAAAAGACTTCAAACAATCAATCGTTTTGTTTCGATTAATTTCATAAATGGCTTTTGTATCAGGAATATATTTAAGTCTACCTTGAGCAGTCAAAATCTGAACGTCAGCTAACTGTACCGGGTTAATGAAATAAATATCATCGTTGCTCCAAATAAACTTTTTGCTTACATTTTCATCCACGATAGCCAATTTAAGCTTATTCAGCGTGTCTATTTGTGGATTTTCAGAAGCTACCGGTGCATCAATATGAATCACTTCATCACTGAACCAATCTTCTTTATCGCCAATAACAACCACCTGAAAATTTTCTCTGAAATTACGATCCATAGAGCGTAATGCAAAAAAAAGTTCATTACCCTGTGCTTTATCCTTCAAGTAAGGAATTACTATTGTTAGCTTATCAGCATTTTTGTGAATTAATGGGATATTATCCTCAAGTCCACTACCGGAACTACCCGAACCAATTTCATTCTTTTTCATGATTACATTACTTTTTGTGGTTGATAATTTACATTAGAAATGTCTTTACTTTGCGACAACCCGGAATTATCATGCGGAGTTAAGTCGTTTATTTGTTTTTTCTTGTCCATAATAATTTATTTATTTATGAATATTTTTTACGTTACAAAATTGCAATTGCAAACGCACTCATAAAAGGACACAAAAAACCCTGATAGTCTACTATCAGGGTTTTAATAACTATTTTTCGATTAATTTTTAAATTCCACCACCGGTACTTCCCGAAGCAGGCAATCCAAGAATTGCATTTACATCGACGTTATCAGTTACAGGAATCAACAATTTTGAAATGTAACCCAAAATAGCACCAGGTAAAGAACTTTTCATTTGCACGGTATGTCCGTGTTTTTTAGAACTGTCCTCGGTGTTATCCTGAGTAATGAATAACGGATTATCCGGAGTACCGGCAATACGAGCATCACCATTGCAAGGCAATGAAATAGCACCTAATCGTTTGTTGATGTTATTTTCAAAAAATTCATCAACTTCCAAATCAGTACCTGGTACATCAAAATCAACATTGTGGATATATCCACGACCATCTTCTTCACCGGTTGATGTATTGAAAACATTTTCAGTAGAAGGTGTACGATAAATACCAATTGGTTTTTTACCGGTTTGAAAAGCAAATTCAGCCATCTTAACTCCTTTTGCATCGCGAACGTATGTTTTCACATCATCCCAATTAAACAAAAGTATGTAAGCTGCTTTCCCGGTTGGTCTACCGGCGTTATCGGACTTTTTCTTTACCGATACGAATGAATATGGAGTATTTGCCATAACATTTTATATTTTAAAGTTTTAAATAAGATTTTTTAAACAATTACTTTCAGTTTCTTCCAATATGGAAACAACTGAAAGTAACTATTTAATTATTAAATTCCACCGCCTATAGAACCGGTTTCCAAGTCAGATTCACCGGCAACATACGAAGCAGGTAAGTAAGCAAAAATAGCTTCTTCCATTGCAAATCCAGTTCCCTGGCGAAATTCCATAAAAATTTTCACATCGTAATTCAATACTTGCATGAAAATTTTTGCTTCATTGATATTACGACTCTTCAGGTTGATAAAATTTTCCTTTGGAGTAATAAAGAAAGCGCGAGTCCCAGACATACCATCAATTGGAGCAAATGTCAACTTGCTAAAATCGAGTTTTACAACATCTCCATCCTGAATTTTCGTTGTTGGATATAACTTACGATAAGCTCGACCATACATGGTAATCAAATCCAAATCGGCATGAATCGTTATAGCCTTACGTTTGTAACGATAAGGAATAGCATCGACAACTTCATCCATTTTGGCTAGTATATTAGACTCTGTCAAAACTACTCCATCCAATAACCAGGTAACTTTATTACCTACTTTAGATTTCAATGTTTTCAATACGGTCATAAAACCATCCATTGAAGCTTCAGGAGTTGAACCTTCTTGACCATCTTGTGTCGGAATAAATTCAACAAATTTTCCGGTAGCCATAGCTATTTCAAGATCTTCCAACAATTTCGGCAATACTAAATTATTGACAGTATAAGCTACTATCGGCATTTGCTCCGGAGTAGTGCTTTCATCGTACAGATAACCAATATATTGATCAATAATATCTGAAGGAGTAATAGGAAAATTCACCTTCAAAAAATAATTTTCAATAGTAATTGGAGTAAATTTGGTTTTTCCTGTAGGCGTCCATTTAGGGCTGAATTGCTGAAGAACACTTTCAATGATTGCATGCATGGCTCTCCATTGAGTTTTATCAGTCACAATGGTGGTCATGTAGTCAGTACAAGTTAATCCAAGTGTAAGACTTTTGAAAATATCCAATTTTTGACCGGTAATGTATTTTCCAAATTCAGTTTGCAACTGACTTAACTCAATTGTATCTGTTCCAGAATACGACATTGATCCGTCTCCTCTAAAGTAATTTTCAATTACCTTATTATGAGCTAATGACATATCTGGTTTAAATGCCAATTTTACTTTTCCAGTTCCTGCACTCATGTCAATTTTTTCAGGATTATCAATTTCACCAACTTTTTCAAGAGTTTCAACTTTTTCAGTTAAAGCACTTTTTTCAGTTTCCAACGTAGTTTTTGCTTTCAGAGCAGAATCTAACTGTGTTTTCATGGTAGAAAGTTGAGATTGTAGAGCCGTAACATCTACATTTTCAACTGTAAGATCAGTTCCTTTAGCTTCTTCAGCTGCAAGATCGGTTTTAAAAGATTCGACAAATTTTTTGCCCCATCTTTCGGTCAATTTTTGCTCCATTTCGGTCGTAAGCATTGATTTTCCGTCAGCTCCTTTGGGAAGTGCCGTAAAACCAAGAAACGAAAGAGCCATAGCTAAAACTTGTTTAAACATGTTCTAAAATTTTTATTGATTTAAATACTTGTTAATTATACTATTACTTCTAATATCCTTACATCGTTGAA